CTGGCACAAGAGATTTTATTTCTTGTGGGATTTGAATTGGAACTTTAGCAGCACCCATCATGGCCAGTTCATTTCTTAATTGTCTAGCAGCTTGCAAGGCTGCATCCAAAGAACTAGAAAAACCACCTAAAGGATTGGTTGAAGATAACTTCATTGCGGCTATTTGAGAAGATAATAATTGTTGTGCTAAGCCGCCAGCGGCATCTGCATTACCCAGAAGTATTGCTTGTTGCAGTTTCAAACGTAATGATTCATCCTCAGTTACTTTACCCATTAGCGCAGCTGTGTTCTGGATTAAATCCATGTTCATAACGGCTGAGGCTTTATCTAAGACGGCCTTTGCTTTGGTTAGGGCTGTCTGCTCTTTAATTGCTTTAGTTTGCTTAACTGCTAGCGCAGCCAATTCCTTTTGGCGTTTAGCAGCATCAGCGTCAGCCTTCTTGCGTGCCATGACTATCTTCATACCAGCAGGAGTCATATCTGGCATGTTGCCGGACATCGGATCGTATGGTCTATCTTTAACTGCTAGTTCATTACGCTTTTTTTGTAATGCGCCAATAACACCAGAAATTAAACCAATACCGCTGTATTTAGCAATCGTGCCAAAACTACGGGCTAAGTCTGCACCAAAGCGTGCCATTGCTTCCATATTGGCTACTGCTTGGTCAAGACTACCATTACCAAAAGCATCTATCAAAGCATCAGTTATGCCTTGTCCAATAACCTCTTTTGCGTTGCCAGCAGCAATAGTCAGGGCATTTAACTTGAAGGCGTATGATTCCGCGGCTAGTGATGCTTGGCCTGAGAAAGTTTTGTTTAGTAAGGCTTGTATTTCCTCAAACGACTTAGTAGCCATTTCAGCCTGCGTAAGTCCTAAATTGTATTTTCTAAGCCCTCTAAGGTTTCCAACGTAAGCCTGTGATAGATCACTAACTGTTGTGCTTAGATCAACACCTGCACCAGCTGATGCGTTTAAAGCAACTGTTAATAATTCTTTAGATTTGGTATATGACTGTGTAACCTGAAGTAACTTTGCCATTGCAGGGCGTAATAGGTCATCAGCAACGTGAAAAGTTCTTTCGAGCCCCTGAATAAAGTTTTCTACATTGGTTGATTCGTAGGCTAAGCCTAAGTTCTCAACAGTTCTAGTTAACTTCTGCGCTGCTAGGTCATCCTCAGCAAACGCCTTCAAAGATTGTGAAGCGTAACGAAAAGCCTTTTGTGCGCCAGCCAGACCAATATAAGCCTTAGCAAGTGATTTAACTCCAGCCTGAAGTCCTAGAACATCTTTGTTGGCTTTATTAAACGCTGGCTTGCCTTTATATTCAGCACCAATACCAACTACTAAATCAACTTTGGCCACTATACAACCCGCCTGTTCTTAAAGTTATTTGCTGCATTTTGTAATGCTTTCATTACTGCTGCGGTTGCTCTGCCTTGATCTCTATTCCAGGCTGCGAACATGGCACGACCTTGTAGTCTGCCTTCTCCTACCATCGGCCCTAAAGCCTGAGCAAAGTTTGGTCTGCTTGATTTCTTACCGCTTGGCGCACGAACACCGGCACGTTCATAAATTGCACCAATAGCAGATTTGTTACGGATAGAAGCTGCATAAGAGAAGCCGCGATAATTAGGTTTGCTTGGGCTTGTGCTGAAAGAGATGCCACGTTTTGCAATCTTTGAATCCCACGCAGGGAATCTTGCTTCACTCATGGCTCTAGGCCGCCATCCAGATAAAGGACTAACGGCTGGCACAAGGTTTCTAGCGTTCTGCACGATTGGCTTTAATGCGGCAGCCATTTCCTTTTGTGTTTCTTTGGCTAAGTCAGGCTCGAAGTTGCGTAGGGCGTAACGGAGTTGCTTAACGCCTCTTACTTCCGTTGCCATCCTTCATCTCCTTTGCCCTGTCCTTCATAGCCATCAAATAAGTCTTGAACATTCGCACATCCATATCTATAAAGGATTGTGCAGGAATTCCCGTCTCTAGGCTCATTCGTGCGATGAGGTAGTGAAGGGAATCCCTAGTTAGTCCAAAGGGTCATCATCAAGAACTTCCACACGCACGAGCGTATCTAAGAAATCTGCGCCAAAAGGCTTAACAGTTTCTCCCGATCTACGGATGCACTCCCAGGCTAACCAATAAACGTCAGTCTGCTTCTCATCCTCACGGAAGGCTTTGTGTAAGCCTTTCTTTGCATAGACTTCAAATGCGAACTCTATTGCTGGTGTGATTGTGTGAGTGGTATCGCTACCATCCACCCTTACTATTCTTAACTTTGCCATGTTAGCCCTTTTCTGTTAGTTGTTTAGAATGTTCCTGTAGTTGCTAAAGCAGTTGTGCTGTTGCAAGTAAAGGTTAAATCCATTGTAGCCTCATCAGCAACTGCGCCGTTGATGTCTGTTAAGTTGTCAATAAGAATTGTGCCTGTGTAGAGTTTGTTTGTTGCTGATACTACTGCAACCTTGTCCTGAATTGCTGAGAAGGCTACTGTTGTGCCGTATGCTGCTTGTAGAGTAGCAAGAACTGAGCCTGCTGCTGTGTCGTTCAAGAAGCTAATTGTCAGCTGATCATTGGACAGGCCAACTACATATTTTGAACTGGTATCGCCCATAGCTGTGACGTTTATTTGATCTGCTTGACGTGTAAGTGTAAAAGCAGTTACGTGGTCTGACAAATCAACAGAGTTAATTTTCAATCCTACTTTGTTATTCAAGAATATCGCCATGATTTATTCCTCATCTTTCTTGGCTGGTGCCTTTGGGGTGGATTCAATTTGACCAATCTTTTTAAGAAAAGCCAAATCCTCAGGTGTTAGATTATTGGTCATTTTAACTCCAACTCGTAAGAATACTCAGACGTATTTCCGTCGTGAGAAGGTCTCCAGCTGTTGTATCAACTGATACCCCAGACACAGAGCCAATGTTATAGTTTAGCGTAGAGGCAGCTAGTTTAGTGAATACATCAACAATAAAATCTTCCATGCTTGCAAGTGAACCCTGGTTGTCAAGTAATGGCAAGTAAAGTTTTAAGCGAAAGTTAGCCAAAGGTGCAACAGTTATGTGCTGGTTATTGCTTGGCACAATATAAGGATCATCAGGTTCTACAACCACGCTGTTGGCCAGCGGTGAGGCAGGTGGAAAAGAAAATACCTGCCATACCGCCGGATTACTTAAAGCCGTTGCAATGGTAGAACGGAGAGTTGTGACGGCAACTGTCATCCGACTAGTCCACTTGGGTTTAAGTAATTCGCAATCAGACCTCTGACTTTGGCGAGGAGCGTGTTCCCGAGTCGGTAAGGTGAGGGAGTAAATCCATCAGGGCTTACACCGCCAGCGTTTGAAAGTTGTCTTGCTTGCCAAATATCAACGGCAATCATAAGTGATGCTTCCCGGATTTCCGGGATTGTTGCAAAATCTACGTTAGTTCCAGCCGCTACTGTGGCGAATGGTTGAATTGGGTTCTTAACCTGATCTGCGCCTGTGGCTGCATAGGTTATGGAATAGTTATAAGCCGTCAAGGAATAGTTTTGGTAGTTGAGGGCAGATACCTGGACTGCGCCGTTAATCTCAGTGATTGTCTTTGTGCCGTTGAATGGTGAACCGGCATTAGTAATAGTTACGCTTTGGCCAACATACATGCCGTGTGGTTGTTGAAAATAAAGTGTTGCAAAGTTATCGGTAAGACTTCTAGCAGCTGCGTAATAGTTGTTGAACCATAAATGGCTCTTGATTATGTTCTCAGCGGCCTGAGCGCACTCTTCAACTACGTCATTGCTATAGAGAGAACCGATGCCTAGAACGCTGCGCAGTTCGGCCTGTGTTACGTATGTTGCTGGCATGATTTCCTCTCTAATTAAAATTGAAGGGGCTAAGGGCTACAAAGCCCCTTCAACACGTTTGCTAGTTGCTAATTAAGCAACCATCCACTTATAACCACCCGCAGTACCGACCTTAGGGGCAATGGCTCCATAGCCGTAGTAGGCCACGTTGATTTGACCTGAAGCGATAACTGCTGCTTCTAGTTTGAATGTTGGTGACTCATACCATGTGTAAGAATCTGGGTTAACAACGATGATTGATCCATCGCCTGTTCCTGAAAGGTTGCGATCAACGTAAAGGTTTAGACCGTTGATGTTGCCTTGTAGTGAAGTAGGTGCTGCAGATCCTCCCGCGTTTTGCGGCTGGGTGGCAGTATAAATTGCACGATTATTTCCATCAACAAGTCCCATGATTGCGCCCCATTGTGCTGGAGATACAATAATGTTCTGTGCAAAACCTAGTGTGCCTGAGTAAATAGATACTGCTGCATCTGATACGAAGTCAAGAAGGTTTGCTGCTGACATTGTGCGGTTTCCACCGTCTGTTGCATAAGCATCAATAACTACTCCAACGCGAGTATCTGTTGCCTTTGCGTATGCGTATTCCATGTTCTTAACAAGTTCAGCAAAGAACGCTGGACTTGAGCGATCAAGGATTTCAACTGAGAATGTTTGTTGTCCAGCAAACTTTTGGACTGCAACTGAAAGATAAGAATCTTCTAAGTCAGTGTTTGATGGTGCTGCTTCTTCAGCTGTAACTGCAACTGTTGGAACTTGTGTAATCTTTGGGATTTCGAAAGTCATACCTGCATCAGGTAGAACACCCTTTGAGATTGCGTCAATGAATGGGCGATCCGCGTTTGCAAGTGGGTTGATAACTTCTGTTAGCTGACGTGTTGGAACAAGTCCAGCGTTGTCTGTTGTGTTTGCTGCTGCTAGGAGATATTGACGTGCATTGTCATCTCCGAGTTTTGCACGAACTGTGTTCTCTAGGAATTTTTCCTTTGTGAACTCTAGGCGTGGAGCAGTATACATTGCTGCTGTTACTGTTGGGCGTGAGGCTTCAACCGCAGGGGTTTCTACTACAGCCTCAGGTGCTACGGCATCTGGAGTATCCAAGATGGCCTCACTTTCTGATTGTGGGATTTCGGTTAGTGCTTCATCTTCGGTTTCTGCCGCTGATGCTGCAACGCTAGTTACTGCTGCTGAATCAAACGCAGCTGCTTGCACAAGACTTGTTTCAAATAGTCTTGCTGATTGAACATACAACACGCCGTTACGTGGTTGTGATGCTAAAACTTCGACTCCAACACTAAGCCCTGAACGAAGGCCGTCTGATGCTTCGATTAGTGAGTCTGTTCCGCGGCTAGTGTTGGAGACTTTGAAAGATGCGTAAACGCCATCTGATGTTTCATTGAAGTTCACGGCTTTGCCGATTGGCTTCTTGGCATCGTGTTCTAATAATAATTTTGACTTGCCTGGTTCTGGCAGTTGAATTGAACCTTGTTCAAATACAACTTTGCCGATTGAGGTATGTCCGATTTCGCCATCGTAAGGCACAATTTTGCCAGAGATTAGTCTGCGGCCTTGATCGCACTCTATATCGCTACTGAAGGTTAATTGCATTTGTCGCACTCCCGTTTGGTGATAGATCTTCCATTGCCATTGCATCCTGAACTGTAATTAGTCCAAGTGCCAACATTTTTTCAATTACTAACAAGCGTTCCATTGAGTCAGCGCGTAGGAATCCAGATTCTAAATCAAAACAAATCTTTTGTGTTGATGGAGTTATGTCATTCATTGACAGACGCGCTTCTATTGCTGAAATAAAAGGTTGTAAAGATAAAGATACAAATTGACGGCGTTCATCTTGCACGTTGGCATAAGTCATGCTGTTGTTCATGTCAGCTGAGATGTAATACGCTGGCACGTTGCAAAGTCTTGCAATTTCAGTTGCCATGTATTGCTTTGCTTCATTTAGCATCATGTCTTTAGGTGAGAATGATGCAGGTTGAAATTCTAGTGTG